CAGCACCATCGTCACCCGCTATACGACGGATAAAACCCAGCTGGCGTTATTTAGACTTAGCCCAAAGGATATTAATATCCGAGCCTACTATTGGTTAAGAGATGTAGTGTCGTCTGCTGCTTTCGCCCGTGTCCACGGCAGTGGTGCTGCGTACTACTACGCCGCTTCGAACTCTTTTGGGGTTCGTCCGGCTTTTGCGATAGGGTAAAATCAAGGGGCCTTGTGCCCCGGGCTTTTTTTTATGAAAGGATTTCAAAATGGAAGATAAAAAGTATTCAGTTATTTTGGCTGATGGAACTACTTTGACCGATTTGAGTTTAAATGGGAATAATTTTATTTCTAAAGTGGCTCTTAATCCGTCAACGTTCGATGGGAACTGTTGTCCGGTTGTTATTTCTGACGGTGAGGTTTCGGAGAATCATCCGAATATGGCTTTGGTCCAGATTACTACACCGGTTGAAGGCGAGTATTGGTTTGTTCTTCGAGACCGAACCGATGAAGAATTAAAGGCTATTCGTGACCGATCTGACATCGAGTATTTGGCCATGATGTGTGATATCGAATTATAAAGGAGGATCACCATGGAACATAGCAAGAATTACGAAAAGGTAAAACGTTTTTATGATATTGGAATGTGGAATGATGCTCGTGTTCGAAATGCCGTTGTAAAGGGTTGGATCACTGAGGATGAGTTTCTAGATATCACGGGATCTGCTTATTAATGAGCGTTATCGTCAGTGATCGGAAGGAATCTCGATTTGAGGCTGTGACATTTTCTCTGGAATTGCATGATATGCTTATTGGTCTTATGCAGCGTGGATTTTGTGTGAAGGATTTAAGCTGTCTCGTTCGAGAACGGTATCGCCTAGGGCGTAATGCGAATGAAGATTATGATTTTTATCGCTTTTTAATGCAGGAACATAAGATTCATTTGAATCAGCTGTGTTATCAGTTAACCAATGATGTCCGTGGTGCAAATTCGATATATCCAACAACGATGGACGAGTATCGAAAACGTCGTGATTTCCAGACATCTGCTATTGTGGTTTGTGAACAGATGATTAAGGAACTTCAGCGTATTATTGATGTGTACGATGTCGACCTGAATCTGTACAAACCCTATACTAATGCTATCGACCGAGAAATCGGATTGATAAAGAAATGGCGTCGTCGTGACAATAAGATCAAATCATATGTGGGGTGATATCTACTCGGCGTGTGTCGTCTGCTAATTTCGCCAATGTCAACAACAATGGTAATGCGAACTACAACAACGCTTCGAACTCTAATGGGGTTCGTCCGGATTCTCTGCCTATCGCATAGAAGGAGATATTGTCCCTTCCGTATAAGGAGTAATGACAAAGCCAAACGCATTTACTACGGTAAGTATTGCTATTTCGGTGAATAATGAATGACAGCATATGAAGCGATTGTCTGCGACGCCAATTTTCTATATAAGGCTTATCGGGCTTCTATAAAAGGAAGTAAATGGAAAGAAACAACCCAACGATTCATTTTAAATTTCTCAAGATATATTTTCGAGATACAGGACGAACTGTGCAACCGAACCCTTCAAAATGGAAAGGTTGATGAGTTCCTATTGTCGGAGCGAGGGAAAATTCGTCCGATCAGCAGTCTCCCAATAAAGGACTGTGTGGTTCGGCATGTTTTATGTGACGAGGTTCTTCTCCCCCAAGTTAAACGGCATATCATATATGACAATGGCGCTTCAATTAAAGGTCGTGGTATTTCATTTTCACGCAAACGATTCGAAATTCATCTTCATCGATATTATCAAAAATACGGTAATGAAGGATTTATCTTATTTGGTGATTTTTCAAAATTTTACGATAATATTATTCATGAAATTGCGAAACGTGAGATGCTTCGTTTGTTCGACGATGATGAATTCATAGCGTGGATTTTAGATCTCATATTTAAGGGCTTTGAGGTGGATGTGTCTTATTTATCGGATGATGAATTCGCTGATTGTCATCAATCGGTTTTTAATAAGATAGAACATAACAAGATCCCTAAAGAATTCTTGACGGGACAGAAATTCATGACAAAATCCGTGAATATTGGCGATCAGATCAGCCAAGTCGTGGGTGTGTATTATCCATGTCCCATCGATAATTATGTGAAATATGTATGCAGTCATAAGTTTTACGGCCGCTATATGGATGATTGGTATGTGATGTATCCGGATAAAGGGGTATTGGAGGCATTATTAAGAGACATCGAACGTATTGCAAAATCACTGGGTATTCATATTAATAATAAGAAAACGCGTATTGTTAAGATCAGTGGGACCTATAAATACTTACAGATCAAGTACACCTTGACCAAGAATGGGAAGGTAATTAAACGGATTAATCCGAAACGGGTCTCTGCGATGCGCCGAAAACTTAAAAAACTTGCCGTTAAAGTTGAGAACGAGTCGGTCCAGTATAAAAATGTTGAAAATATGTTTAAAGGCTGGATGGGAAGTTTCTATAAATTATTATCGAAGGACCAACGAAAAGAATTGATTCAATTATATGAAGATTTGTTCGAGGTGGTCATTACGATAGAGCATAAGAAAATGATAATAAAAAGGAGGTGATTTCGATGGTGCGTTCTAAAAAGAAAAAGGGCTGTAAATAAATGTGTTCATATTAAAAAGGAGTTTTATTGATGGCACCTTGGATTCAGATTGTTATCACTGTTTTCACTTCGGTTTTGGCGTCTTCTGGATTATGGGCTTATTTAGCACGTCGCACGGATCGACGAGACGCCAAAACACAAATGCTAGTCGGTTTGGCCCATGATCGCATTCTATATTTAGGTACATCCTATATCGAACGTGGGTATATTTCAAATGAAGAGTACGAAAATTTGCATGATTACCTATACAAGCCTTACCAAAAAATTGGTGGAAATGGTTCCGCTGAACGAGTGATGAATGAGGTCAAGCTACTACCTACTCGAAATAAATAATTATGGAGGATTATGATTATGACTATGAATGATAAAACATATGATGTGTTAAAATGGATTGCCCAGTATGTATTGCCCGCATTGGGCACTTTATATTTTGCTTTGGCTGGAATTTGGGGACTTCCTTATGGGGAACAGGTCGTTGGTACGATTACGGCTGTTGATACTTTCCTGGGTGTTTTGCTGGGAGTTAGTACGAACAAATATAATAAACAAATTAACGAAAAAGAATAAAAGTATGGTGTAGGAACGTGTGTGGATGTATAATATAGGAATAAAATAGGAGTGGTTCACATTTCATGTGTTTTGCCAACTCCTTGTATCTGCTAAAACTATCTATTTATAAGGGGTTTAACGATATGAATACTGAATTGCGTCCCTACTGCTGGGATGGAAAAGGCTGATATTTAGTGGTGAATAGACTTAAAATGTATGAATAAAGTAGAAATAGAATAATATGTGTTAACTTGATATGCATGTTATTCTATTTTTTCTATTTCTTCATGGAGCCAGCTCGAGTCTCTTTGAGTGTAGATCTTCTCTGTGATATCATTGATAGCGTGCCCTATTATATACTTGATGGCATATTCATCTACGTTAAACCTTTTAGCAATGGTGACGAAATGAACGCGACCGTCATGAGGACGATGAGCCGGATTCAACCCTAATCTATTCACTATATTTCTAAATCGTATTTTATATCGCGAATAGCTAAGTGGGGCATAATCATATTTATTTTTTGGATCTGTACAATTCAAAAGATATTCACTTCCCAATTCGATTGCTTCAGCATATCGCTTTTCTATAAGCTTGAAGATTTTAGGATGGATTGGAACGGTGCGATCGATTCCGGCTGGGGTTTTTATACCTCCGATAATCGTCTTATTTTCAAGATTAACGTTTTTTAACTCGATAAGTCCCAATTCTTTAGGACGCCATCCTGAATAACACTGAATAAGGAGAACGTCGATATAGTTGATTTTATTCATATTATCCCATAGTCGAATAATTTCCGAATCGGAGAAGGGTATGTGTTCAGTTCTGTTTTTTTCTATTTCAATTGCAACATCTTCTGATAAAGAAAAGGTTCTGGAATAATTTCGTTCTGCAATATCGTATTCTACAGCATAGTCAAGCATGAGATTAAATAGGGATTTGATTCGTTCTTTAATGCCCGGGCTTGCTGATTTTTCTTTCCCGTTTATGATGGCCCGTCCGTTTTCCATGCATCCTTTTATATGACGAGCACGGACGTCTATTACTCTCATATCATAAATAGATGAACAATATCGCCATGCTGATACGACATTTCGAATACTCGTTTCGTTTCCGAGTTTGTTATAATACATCTCAGACCAACGTTCGTAAAGCTGGGAAACGGTCATTGAATCCTCCAGGTCGTACGGGTTTCGATTATATTCCACCAAGGCCGCATAAGCGTCGTTGTAGGTTTTGAAGTAAGCTTCTGGTTTTAAAAGTTTGCAAATCGGTCTTCCGTTGGATTGCTTTCCGGTAGTGACCATTACCCGAAACGGATTTCGAAGATTTCGGTCTTTTATTTCACTGATTTGACCAAACCCATTTGGTAGGCGACGCCGGCGATTAGCATTGGGTTTTGTTTTTCGGGATTTACTGGGTGTTTTAAGCGGGTATCCGCAATGCGGGCATAAGATTGCCTTGTCGCTTATTTGCAGGTCGCATTCAGGGCATTTTTTAAGCATATTTGGGATCCTCCTATTGATTTGTTTAATATAATCATATAAGATGGTGTAGGAATTATCAATTCAGACATTTATGATAAGGATGCACAAATTGTATAACTAATAAGGAAGAGGTTTATGGTAAGGGAAGGAATGACACATTGTCCAATTTGCGGTAAAAAAATAAAATATTACGATAGTGTTCGTCGGATTGTACGGACGAAGGACTCTGTGATACAATGGATTTGTATTAATCGGATGATTTGCACAGGGTGTGGATCGGTTCATCGTCAGATTCCATGGTGTTTAATTCCATACAAACAATATGATTTTAAAACAATCAAAGGGTTTGTTTTGGGGGATAATTCTATCCTAGATTTAGAATACGAGGATTATCCATGTGAAATGACGATTAAGAGATGGTTGTCGGAGTATTCAAAGGAGGATTATTATGTTTGGAGCGATTGCTGATTTATTGGATAAAGAAGTGATTGTTGGCGTA